GAGGTCGAGGTCACTGAGCAATCGTTCAGCAGTAACTCTTCCAACCGAAGGGCAACCTATATAGCCATCAACACTATCACCTGTCAAGGTTTGTATTAAATGCCACCTGTTACACTCTTGTTCTGTTCGAGCAACAATATCTCTTCCATTAGCTGAAAGATAGCAGGGTATCTGTCGTAAATCTTTATCAACTGAACAAACAATGTAGTCTTCTTTACGTCTGTTTGGACTTGTTGCAAGAATACCCATAACATCATCAGCTTCAAGGTGGGGATAAACAATAGCCTTATACTCTTTTATTAAAAATTCTCTAAGAGCCTTAAGAACTAAAGGCTTACGTTTATCTTTGCGATTGTCTTTATAGCTAGGTAGTATGTCTTTTCTAAAATTAGAAGAATCTGTCAATGCAATATCAACCTTCTTTGCATTGAGGTCATCTTTAAGACTTTCAATTTGGCTAACAGCTAAATATTTAGCTTGCTCCTCATCAGCATGATAAGTCCAAATTGTACTATCTTCCCATTTAGTGCTTACTTCTGCCAAGCTTGCAGATTTGTAAGCTAGTATGTCACCATCAATAAGTAGTGTTCTCATCATAAACTCCTCATATTAACGTCAATGTCAAAAATTTTTGATAATGGAATTAACACACACTTCGATGCATTATTATCCCCTACCATTCTGACTTTAGACTTCCATTTATTAACTATTTTTTTAAGTGTTGGGACATCAAAGATTAATTTACAATAATCTTTCTTTCCTTTAGCTAGAATATGCACCCAATAGTCAGCTTCAGTAACCGAAAGCCCACTAGGTTTTCCACGATACTCTATTTCAATGGCAATGTTTCCAGTTTTATGCCACCAATGTCTCTCTGTTTTAACTTCAATCTTATTTTTATTTTTAGCTAACAAAGACGCAACTCTTTTTTCTCTATCTTTGCCATACTTTAAGTCTATATCAAATTTAGTGTTTTTCATTAGTGTGTTCCACTCCAATCTGTTGATATTTTGTACTCACCTGTAAGTGGTAAGCGTAACTTTAAGTGTTTACCTGCCTTTGCTATAGAATCAACAGCAAGTTGTCCGACTTTGTTCCCTTTATCTTCAGGACACTCAATTTGTATTTCATCGTGTACCCAAAGCAGTTGTTGAACACCTTTGATATTTTGAATAGCTTTATCAAATTCAATAAGCCATTGCTTACAGACTATAGCACCTGCACTTTGTAAAAGCGTGTTCAAAGAAGAGAAAACATTTCTAACCTTTACTCTTCTCTTATCAAGACCAAGTAAATATCCTTTAAAATCTGCTGTCTCTTGGACTTGGCTTGTTAATTCAGCTAAAGCAGGAAGTCTGTTTAAGAAACGCTGTCTAACCTTAGATGCTTCTCTCGTACTCTTTCCTGTAACTTCAGCTATTTTTCCTATACCTGCTCCATAAAGCCATGCATAAAGAAATCGTTTACTTATATCTCTTGTTTCAAGACCTGCTAATTTTTGGTTCTCTGTATGTATATCACCATTAACAACAATATTAGCATACTCGCCTTTGTCATACTTAGCTAAGTAATGCCCAAGTAACCTAAGTTCCAAAGAAGCAATGTCTACTCCCACTAGAACCTTACCTTTTGGAACAGTGAATAACTCTCTGAATCTTTTACCATAAGGCACATTAACAGCAGGAACTTGTCCTAAGTTTGGCGAGCTGTGTGTCGCTCTGCCTGTGATTGCTGAGTTAGTATTAACTGTGCCATGTATTCGACCAAGTTTTTCTAATTTAAGATAAGCCTGTTTACCCTCAGCTAACATCCCAATTCTTTTTTCTAAAAGAAAATATCTCGCTAAAATTTTTGCTTCAGGATATGCGAGTCCTTTAAGTATCTTGTCATCAACTTTAGGCTTTCCATTATTAGTAAAGATTGTAGGTTTCCACCCATACTTAGCCATCAACCTCTGAGCAATATTCTGTCTGCTTGACGGGTTGAAGTCTTCATACCTCACTTTAATAAAAGGTTCACCCTTAACATATCCTCTCGTTTTGTTGTTAACTTTTGGAATAAATTCTTCCTCAATCTTTAATGGTAAAAAAGTTTCTTCCATTTCTTTTTTAATTTTATTTCTTTCAGTGGACAAATCAGAATAAAGAGAAATAGCTTTTGCTTTATCAAACATAATGCCATGTTGTTCTTGTCTGCTTATAATTTCAGCAACTTTTTGTTCTGTTTCCAGTGCAAAAGGCGAGTAAGGTTGACTGCCAATCGTTTTCCATAATTTATATGTAATCTCTACATCCTGCTCACAGTAATCTAACATTTCTTGGGTAAATTCTGTCCAATCAGTTTCAATGGCTTTCTTAGGCATTCCTAGTCTAACACCCCATGCTTTTAAGCTATGCTTGTTGACTAATTCTCTTGGGTAGCCATATTTGTGTACTCTCTTCATGTCCCCTTCCACAAGGTCTGACCATATTAAGCGAGTAGCAACCAGTGTGTCAAACAGTTTTGCGTTTGTTGTAAAGCCAAAAAGTTTTTTCAATACTGGTAAATCAAATTTTATAATATTATGTCCTATTAAAACTCTAGCATCTGCCATAAGTTCAAGTGCCTTCTTGACGTTAGCTTTAATAATTCTGTTATCATCAACATCTTTTAAAACAATGCAATGAACCTTGTCACAGTCATCAAAAAGACCATTGGTCTCAATGTCAAAAATGTATCTCATTATGTCACCTATAATAGTGGTTAATAAAATCGTTTGCTGGACACACTTCTTTAATACCACAGAAAACTGCCCATAAAAACACTAGCACAAAAAAAGTTATCATTATGCTAAGAAAAATATTTATACCGTGTTTATTTATGTGGGTTTTAAAGCTATATGTACCAAGCATTGCGTCATGCCATTTCATTTTTTTTTCCTTTATGTTTGTTGTGCTTGTTTCTTTTTTAACTCAACAGTATCTATATATCCTGCTTCAATATATGGTATTCTAATAATAGTTCCATCAGGTGTCATAGCAAAAATTTTATTTTTACCTTTAAGACCCCCACATAGAGCAGGTTTTAAAACTTCTTCTTCCCCTTGTTCGTTTATTCTTCTTCTTTGTGTGTCTGCAGGTACAAGCTTTACTCTAACCCTGTGTTTTTTTCTTTGCTTTTTCAATGGACAACACCAAGCTCAACTTTAATTCTTGCTGCTTCTTTATCCCCCTCACCTGCCATGCCTTCTAAGATTCGTGTGGCTAGAGAAACAAGAATAGGTTCGTGAAGAAACAAAGTTATTTCTGAATTGGGAAATTCTTGTGCCTGTGTTATAGCGTCATCTAGTTCAACACTTAAATATTCTATAACATTATCATACAAAGTCGTTTGTTCCTTTCGTTTCTACTAAGCAGGAAGTGTCGGAATTATAATAAAGATGCCCACACTTTCCTGTATCACCCGTATATCTGTTCTTTAGAACACGAACTACGGTATAATTTCTTTTATTTTTATCTTCTTCGTTTTGGTTTCGCTCAAGACCTATAACACAGTCACTAAGTTGTGAGATAGAATGACTACCTCTTAAAGAATTGAGGGAAGTCTGTAATCCATCTTCATACCCTCTGTTTCCTTGAATTGGTCGTCTCAAATGTGAAACAAGAATTAAACCTATGCCTGTGGCTTCAACCAAACTACGAAGCTTTGTCATAGTAACGTCAATCAATCGCCTTTCATCATAGGTATCAAGTCCACTAATGACAATGCTAAGATGGTCAAGTAAAACCCACCGAACACCAAGACCCTTAACAAGATAACGAATCTTGGACAATAGGTTTTCAGATTCGGAAGAACCAAAGTGGTCATATAAATACAGCAGACCACTACCCACTGTTCTATTAAAAGAAGTTTTAAATTCATCTTCGGATATTCCTTCCTTTGTTAAATGTAGTGGCTTCTGCATATCTATAGACATTACTCCAAGAGCAGTACGTTTAACACTCTCTTCAAGTGCTATATATCCAACGCACTCACCTTTAGAGATAAGATGGTGAGCAATGTGTCTACATACTTGGGACTTACCCTGCCCTGTCCCACTTGTAATCGTAACAAGCTCACCTTGTCTCATCCCTAATGTTTTATCATTAAGGCACTCAAAAGGATAAGGTATGCTTTTCTTGTCATCCTCGTTTACTAAAACATCATATAAATCTTTACCTGATACAATGCCATCAGGTCTGTATGTCTTGGCTTTCCAAAAGCAATCTATAAGTTCTTTCTCTTTCCCTTTAACTAACATTTCGTTAGCATCCTTCAGTGGAAGAGAAGCTATCTTTACTTTATTTGGTGTAAATAATTTAGCACACTCTTTAGACGCTATTCTTCCTGCTTCATCGTTATCAAACATCAAGATAACAGTTTCAAATTTTTCTAACCATTCTAGTTGTTGTTGTAAATCTTTTGACGCACCTTGACTTCCTGTCTTTATAGATACAACTGCCCACTTGTTATTAAACACAGAAGAGATTGACATTGCGTCTATCTCACCTTCTGTAATACAAATTATCTTGCCTTCATCACCACAAAGATTCTGTCCAAACAATGTCGCTTTACTGCTATCGCCTAACCATTGAAAAGACTTGTCAGCATAACGCAGTTTCTGTGCAACTAAATTATTGTCTTTATCGTGGTAGTTTGCAATTTGAACTGTCTTTCCATTGTGTTTCCCTGTTTGATACTTAAACTTAGAAACTGTGTCAGTGTTTATCTTTCGTTTAACTAAAGGTTTAAGTTCGCCTTTTAAATATTGATACATAGTTTGTGTTGGGAATTGAGCTACCTTTCCTGTTCCTTCATAATCTTTATAATATGTACCACACCCAAAGCAATGTCCATGTCCATCAGAATAAACGGCAACATTGTCTTTTGACCCACACGCACTACATGGTGCATGGTATTTGAAATCGCTTTCTAGCATTTAGGACTCCTGCAAAAAATTTTTAAACTAAAAATATAAGGGGTAGGTAGATTGTTGAGGAACTATTTTAAGACTCGTCTTTCCTATTATACACCTAACCACTATAAAGAGAGCTAGGTTGAGTCACCGACCCCTTACAAGTATAAGTCTTTCGACTTATTTATTATGAACAGCTCATAACTTCTTTAAGCCATCCTTTAGGTATGAACTTATCAGCATACTTAAAGCCATGCTTATGACACCACATGGCGTATGTTGTTTTTGACTTCTTTGATATTCTCTGTTTACTGTTAGAGAAAACAAAACGCAAATCTATTTCAGGAAACTGTTCTTTCACTAATATAGATTTTTGTTTATCAGAAGTAAGAAATCTACCCTTGCTCTCAATATACATAGGTCGCCCATCTTTTTTCGTTAGAATAAAATCAGGTGTATACCTATGTAGCTTGGCAGGTCGAGTATATCTTATAGTTTCTGTTTCATACCGAAAAGGAACTTTCAGAGTATTCAACTGTTCGGCAATTTGTTCTTCTAATCCTGAACGATAGCTATTAGAAGTCCTCTTCTTTGCTGTTCGTACCCGTTCCATTTGCTTCCTCTGTTATTACTGTTTCAGTGTGGTGTTCATATCCGTCTTCTTTCTCGAAGCCGAAACCTGAACTATCAGTACCACCCTCAACCAACTTGAGGATTTGGACAGCACGAAGACGCAAACTTACACCTGCTCCAACCATGTTTGTATAATAAGGTATAAGTTCAGCACTCACCTTCATTTGAGTACCACCCCATATATTAACATTGGTTAAAGGGTTTCCTTTTGCGTCAAAGATAGCAGGCTTGTTATCAAAGCTTTCGCCTGATTTTGTTGTAACTTTAGCTTTACATTTAAACTTAATTACAACATTGCCTGTTTCCTTACCATCATCATCTACTTCAGCTTGGTAAGGTTTTGGTGCTTCTTTTATGTCTTGTCCTTTAGCTTTATCTTTTGCAAGATTAAGGCTTTGTCCACAAACTCTGTCTATGGCTTTAAGGATTTCAGAAGCGTCTTGTTTTGGAAGGATAAGACTTGTCTTAAACTCCCCCACCTCAGAAAACTTAGTATCAGCTTTAGTAAGATGTGGGTACTGTGCAATTCCCTTCGGTGTTACGACTTTAACATTGGGTATTCGTTTTTCCATACTTAAATGTCCTCTTCTTCTTCGTTGTTATTATCTTCTACAATATACCCCTTGTGGATAAGTTTAGAAACTTTATCTAGAGGGATAAACCTGCAGTATTCAAACCATTCTTCTCTATTCATAGTTTAACTCCATTGGTTCTAATAGGGGTACTAATACCCCTAGACAAAGAAAAACTCGCTGTGGATAACCTCTTTAACATCAAAATTGCCCTTCTTAGGCACAGCAGGAAGCTTCTTCCTCTCTTTGTCGGTTAATATAGGCTTAATAGACGTTTTAAAGCCCTCTAAGGGGCAACCATTGTCATACATATCAACAAAGGTACTCCTTATGGTCTCTGCAAGGACTTGGCTATCTGACGCTAATGTACCAAACGAATCGTGTACATTACAGAAGTGGGTAAGTCCTTTATCATAAGCTTCTGACACAACCATCATCATGTGTGCAGAGTCTTGTGCATGGATAAAATTTGGTGGTAAACCATTACCTGCTCGTAATACTGAAAGCTTGTCCGTTTCAACATTAATTCGTGGCTTGATTATCTCACCAAATAGCTTGGTCTTTACCCTCATAGACTTAAATTCAGGATAATCTTGGACTACTGGAAACCCTACTGGATTTCGCCACCGAACAGGGTGTCCTGCCCTAGCAAGAACTTTGGCACTCTTTTGTAAGAAAGACATACCTATCCTTGCTGAAGCTAACACCTCGCCCATGCTTTCCCATATAATACCTGCCAAGAAAGAACAAGCAGGAAATACAGCACTACCGAAGGGATGGTTTTCGCCATTATCCCTACGTTTCTTTATGTCCTCATCAACAAAGTCACTACAAGAGTACCTAGTCGACCCATAGGGACTTGTCATTATTGCTCTCTTTACCGTAGTTCTCTTCACTCCATAGTCTAACCACAATTTAGCAAACTCTGTGTCTTTTATTTTGAGTAGATTTTCAATAACCCTGTCCTTGACTATCGTATACACATCTTGTGGTTTAGCACTTTTAGTAAGATTAACTGCTTTTGCTGATGGTGTATGCTTTAAGATACCTGAGTAATGCTGTATACCATTGCAAGAACCATCTTGGTTACAGATAAAAGAACTAATATATCCTTCGCCCTTTTTCTTAAACTGACACCACTCGTGTACCCAAGCTAAAAATTGAAAAGGTTTGTCAGCTTGTTCCCACTGCCTGTCAGTAAATGGGTCTTTGTTTATGCTATCAAACATCGTTTGGTTTTCGTACACCCAAGACAACTGTTGTTTCCTTGTGTTCTTGTCTAAGCCATAAAGACACGCCCCTGTTACAGCTAACCAATGCTCCCCATTGTTTTCTTTGGTAATCTTCTTGCCTGTCCCAAAGAGATGAAGAGCTTTCGCAAAGTCAACGCCCTGTCCATTGAGATAGTTGGTTACTTGATAGCACCTTGACCTAAAGTCAAGAGTATGGGCGTGGTAAAAGGTTCTGTCCTTAAACATTTCAGCTAACCACAGTACTTTGGCAAAAAGTAGGCGTTTGGATTTTAGTCTAGCGTTCTCAGTGTGTACCAAGACTGCCTTGTGTCTATATTGCTTTCTTGCTTTGGC